AACAGCCCGCGATATGCGGACTGTGGTATGTATGGAATGCGGCCACGGGCCATTCTCCCATGGAACAAGAAACTTGTTGCGTCTCTCTTCCGCCACCGCATCCACAAAACCGGGCCGGTGGGGGCCTACTACCGCGTCTAGCACTGGTTCAGTCCCGCAATTGGATAAGGCCCTAGGTTTTCGCACATGTGGGGATCATACTTATATCCCGCGTGATCCGGCGCGGCTCTTTCTGCGCGGAGAAGTATCTGCTTGCCAGCCTACTGGCGTCGTGCGGTTTCACCAGCCAACCACAAAGGCCCCACGCAGAGCGGATTCTATGCCGGCCTACCGGCGTCGGATACACGGCGTTCGGGGAATCTCCCCTACTTGCCATATGTGATTCCCGCCACTGGCGACAAACGCGCCCGAATTGTCTGTTGACTTCCGCACACACGAGAAACATAAGTCCGTGGCGGGAAAATCACCAAAAAGGATGCGGTTTCACCCCCCACCGCAAAGGGTTAAGCCTATGGAACCGCCCAACTTCAATATATCATTTCCCCGCCTGTCAAAACTATAAAAATCCTATATTACCTCCACCCCAACCTTTCCGCGATTGCAAAAACGATCTCCCGACGCCAAATATATGCCAGCGGTACGCTGATCCCGATTGCGTCCGCGATGTGGCCCCACGACTTCTCCCACGTGCTCCAGTATTTGAGTTCCACCAGCTTCTTTTTCTCCGTCGGCAAACGCTCATACACCGATTCGATGGCATTCACGACGCGTTCCAGGTATTCGATCCTCCGGTTCGTCATCAGCGCCGTAGCAATCTGTTCCGTCGGATTTCCCGGCATGTTGCCACGGCTTCCGCCGATGTTTTCGTCGGGCGGAGCAGTCCGGTACAGAATTTCATTGCGCAACCGCTGGATTTCCTTCTTAGTCTCGGGATAATCGTACAGCTCCTTTTCCACGTGCCGAAAGGTGCGCTTGTCCAGTTTGATTGCGGTTGTCGTCATCGCGTCACCCCACTTTCTTGATCGCGTAAACCATAATCACCGTCATGCAAATGATCAACACGCAACCAAAGACAACCAATGGCCATTCCATTTTACTCGCCATCCTTCGGCGGTTCGGGGAGTGGCATCCAGCTGATCCATTTCACTCCACCGTCACCCCAATCTCTTTTAGGATGTCGCGGGCGCGTTGGCCACCATCATCGACTTCATCAGATATTCCTTCTGGCGGCGCGAATACATCTCCAGCCCAATTGCGAGAATTCGCATACCACCGCAACCCCTCGATCAGCTTGTCCCGTTCCTCCCGCAGCTTCCGGTTTTCCTCTTGCAACTGCTCTATGATATTAAGCTGTCGTTCAATCGTTTCTCCTCGTTGATCAAACAATTCCAATTCTTTTTCGGCGCGGTCGAGTTCGGAGAGGAGGAAACGGAGCCAATACTCCAAATCTGCAAAAGCAGTTATGCGGTACGTGCCTAATTCAACACGTCGCAACGCTTCCCTAATCTCCGCGATCTTCTTTTCGGTGTCAGTCATCGTACATCACCCTTCAAGTTAAATAGTTCTGGTTCATACCACAATCCTAAGAAATTCAACCGATTGGCAATACATGTTGGACATAATAAACCAGCACCTTCATGATAAGTAGGATTAATCTTTTCCCATAATTCATCTGGAATCATAAAATCAGGAAATTCATTATATTTCATCCGACAATCATAACAACAACCTTCCGGTCTTTCCTCGTCGCGATATTTCCATTTGTAGCGATACTGGTCAATTGGTTTCATTGTCCATCACCGCCAGAAGGGCGGCTTTGCAAATGGCTTCGGTGATAGATTCGGATTCAACCCATTCGTTTTCCCAAAACACGATGTAAGAGCTATCCTCCACGAAGATATCGATCAGCGTGTTGTAATCATCGCGCAGTTTTTCAACCACTTCCCATACAGATGCGACATTCCGAGATCGGGGAGCTGGAGAGGCGAATCTCTTCATCACGATGGTCTCTACCAGTGCATCCAACTTCCGCCCCGGCTTCAGCGCCAACACTTCATCGCGTGTCATGGTTCTGTTCCTCCCCATCCATCACCGCCAGAATGGCGGCTTTGCATCGTTGTTCCGGTGTGGCGCGCAGCAAGTCGGGAATAGCCTGCCATGCGGTCATATTATCGGGGTCTGCTAACTCGATGTAATTCATGTCATTCCAGACGACCTGCATCAACGCTGCCACATATTCAAGGCGGTCGATTTCCATTGCCGCCGCTTCCACTTCCCATGCTGCGGATATGTCGGTGGATGGACTCCAATGGTGATGGGCTTCACCGCTTACCGGATCAAAAAAGTAACCTAAACGAACAAGCGTGCCTGTAACTTGTGCGGGAAAGTATTCCCATCCCATCACCTTTTCCGCCACCAGCGAGTCCAACTCCCGCCCCGGCTTCATGGCCAACACTTCATCACGTGTCACGGTTCGGTTCCTCCCATCTCGAATAGCAGTCTTCGCACATTCCAAAAACTAATGGCATAGAGTTCTAAGTCTTTTGGATCGAACGGAAGCTTTTCGCCGCAAAATGGACAAAACGAAATTGGCCCTCCCAAGTTTCCATGATCCCCAGCAATAAACCACCATAGGTTTTTTTTGAATACAACTACTCCGTTTACCCACGGTTTCATAAACTCTTCACAATTATGTTTCATCCTTCTGTTCCTCCAGTCCGGCCAGTTTAATGTTTGTACTATCCGAGAAATATACGGTTACTTTCGGAGTGCATTTTGGACACAATACCGTTGAAACACTCGTCGTTAAATATTTTTCGCCGCATTTCCAACAGATTGATGTCACGCCATTTCCTCTCCTTTCAGCAGTTAGGTTTTAGGTTTAATGCTGATCTCACATCCGCAACACGGACATTCAAACTGTTCCGCCTTCGCCGCATTGGTTGGTTCGGTTGTGGTGGATAGGGCTTGGTTGATCGTCGCCAGTATTCCAAGTCCCGCCGGATGATCGGACTGCTGAACCTGATACCGAATGTCCTCCAACGCCGCCCGCAGACGCTGGACTTCGGTTTTGTCAGCGTCGAAACGGCCGCACTCGATCTTGGCAACAACCTCAGCCAACGCATGTGCTTCTCTCACAAATTGCGTTTCATCCAGGCGTTTTTTGAGCCACTCCAACAACGCTTTCTTGATCAGGTATTCACTCATTGGCGTTCGCTCCTTTCCTGTTTCCTTCGACAATCTGCACGTATCAAAGCGTCAGAGAATTCTTCGACAAACCGATTCCATGCATTGTTCCTGCTCGGTTGTCCGAGAATCAACTCGTTCATGCATGGTTCGCACATTTCTTCTCCTTGTTTGCGGTGAAAAATCCCGCAACGGCTGCATAACCTCCGTTTATCGGACATCCCCATCACCACTCACACTTTCCGCCGGGACAGTCGATGCCGTAGACGGTGGATTCGTCTATAATCCATTTCCCTTGCGTTTTTCCGCTCGGACTCACCACATACCCGCCGCATTCGCATTTGTATGGCTTGTTGACGGGGATGCCGCGGTATTCCTTTCCGCACGTCCAGCACACAAGTGCAAGTTCCATCCCTTTCCCCTCCCTTCAAAATAGCGTTAGTTGCCTGCCGCAATGTTCCGCCGCTACCGGGTTGATCCATAGAACCTCTGTTCGAATCAAGCCAGCCTCGGCCAGCACTTGCTTTTCCTCCCGGTGCCAATGTTTGAGCCGTTCATCATACAGCGGATTCGCGTATCCGCTTAGAAGCACCGGTCCTGGATGGGCGTCCAATACATCGAGCAGTTCCGCGTGGTCGTCGTCCGTCATTTCGTGCTTGTACATGCGCCCGCTTCGCGTTGAAAGTAGATATGGCGGATCAGCGTATATCAGCACATCTGGACGATTGTAACGTTGGATCAGTTGTATCGCCGGTTGTTGCTCCAGCTGGACATTTTTGAGGCGGTTCGCAACCATCACGATCTTTTCCGGCAACCCGTTCCACCATTTGACTACTTCTGGTCCGCTGTGGTCGATGATGTGCCGCCATCCCGTCCGATCCGATGTCTTCGCGCCCCGTGCCATCCAGCACCGCACCAGGAACCGACGCGCACGCTCAAGCTCGTCCGCACCATCCATGTCGTAGGAGGCGTAGTATTCCCGCCTGCTGTAAGGCGTCAAATAGACCAACCGCGCCAGCTCGTCTGGCCGGTCCCGAATTATCCGAAACAGGTTTACCACGTCGCCGTCGATGTCGTTGATGGTTTCCAGCGGCGAAGGCGGCTTGTTAAAGAACACCGCCCCGGACCCAAAGAACGGCTCCAAATACGTTTGATGCGGCGGCATATGGCTGATGATCCAGTCGGCCATGCTCCATTTGCTGCCGGGATAATGCAGTATGCGTGGTGCGTTCATGCTTCCACTTCCTCCCTCGCCATCGCTGCGAAGTCGCGCACTGGCATCCGCACCTCTTTCCCGTTCACCAGCACTACTAGTTGCGGCATCAACCGGTATGAGCGGCCTGGTTTGATTTGGTCGGGGGTGCGGCGGGTCATGGTATTAAGCCAATTCCTTATAATCCGGCAGCACGTTGTTATAAACCTCAATAACTTCCCACGCCAACGTCCCTTTCACGACGACTTTCAGCGATTCGTCCGGTTCAACCGTGAATGTGATCTCGATTTCACCGCCGGTTTCGTCATCAAAAAGGAACTTGAAAGAGTCGTCGTCACCTACTTCGATGAAGTAGTTCAGTTGCAACGCTACCCTGATTTCGCTTTTTATGTCGCGGATCAGTTGCTCCACCGTCTTTTCCGGGTCTTTGTACCAAAGCGTCAATTGGTTGTTCATGTTTGATCGCTCCTTTAGTTGGTTTTTAATTAGCCGGCGGTTCATCCCGCGTTCTTTCCCTCGCATCTGTACCATTTGAGCGGTTGCCCCGGATGCCTTCTCCGGTACTCTTCCGCCGCCGCGAATATCCATGAAAGCGGCACGTTTGGTTCGTGGAATATCACCGTCAGCAACTCGGTGTCGGTAGCGAGATTCCAGTTCATGCGCGTTTCCCTGCCTTTCTGGCCGGAGGTTCGATGCCGAAATACTTCCGATATTCGTCGGGCGTCATGGGCCGCGTCTCAACCTTGCTACAGTAGGTGGCGCGAAGCTCGTTTTTGCGATTGGGGATAGGTCTTTCCGGTCGAAAACTCATGATTCTTCCGCCCTCCCGATCAGTTTCAGGAAAACATCCAACTCCATGCACACCAGCCACGGCTTCCGATCCGCGCGGAACGCCACGATGTCCGGCTTCTCGCGCTCGTCTTCCAGCCATCCATACAGCGTGGCGAATCCGCCTTTGCGCCGTTTTACCTCTGCCCGCAACGTTCCAACCGGCGTTTCAATCAGCACGTCGTTTTCAAAGCCAGCCTGCGCACCGGAGAGCGGTATCCGGCAGCCGCCGACCAGTTCTGCGAATTCCCGTTCGCCGCGAAGACCCTTGTCACGGCTTGCCTTTCCCATAGTCGTCCAGCACCTTTCGGAGTTCTTGGATGGCATATTCAAAAGCAACTTTTGCCCCGGTATGTGCAGCTAAAGCGATGGTTTCTTGTGGTTCTGCTTTATCAATGAATCCATCTGCTGTTTCCCTCTTGGTCTCCAAATCATCAATCACCCGTTCAATCGCCTCAACCGGAATCATGTGCGTCCTACCTCCGCTTTCTCCTTCTCGTTTAGCCAATCGCAATAGGCTTGGCAATCCTTTTCGGTTTTAAAGAATGTTCTGTACCTGTTCAATTCGGAAAAATCCATTCTCGGATTGTAAATCACACCAATTTCGTCTAGAATCATGGAATTGCCGTCTTTACCGTAAGGCTTATACCAGATATTCAACTTGTCTTTGTTACACGAATCTCTGTATTCAAATGAATTAGCAATATACTGCACAGGAATATAACGAATGTCTTTATTTGCACATTCGCAAAGCTCATACATATCACGACCAAGTGGTGTTTTGAAATGAATCTTCCTGTTCTCATCGCATTTGTTGCATTTCTGTCGTTCAACATATTCGTAATCAGCACGGTACATAACAACTTGGACGCCCCTGAAAAGTTCTGCGATGCGTTCTCTTCTGATTTTTTGTTCCAAATTCCCTCGCTCAATCTCCAGTTGCCACTTTTTTTGCTCATATTCCTTCTTGATTTTGTTCAATTCCAGCTTAACCTTTTGAAGGTTCTCATTCTCTCTACGAAGTCGCTCCATCTCGTCCAAAAACTGTTTCTTAACTGATTGAAGTAGTGATTTTTTGAAATCATCCATCAGTCGTTCAAACTCAGATGTATCGTCGAATAATTCCTCGTCAGATGTATTGTCGAAGATTTCCTCGTCCCACAAAGTCGTAATGAACCTCCTCTCGGCTTCTCTGCGCCCCGCAGAGCCGCGTTACAATGTCGGTGATAGGTATGAACTGACCCACAAACGCTAACGCCTGTACGCGTCTTCTAGAGGCTCACACGGCGTTTTCGTATTCCCGTATCAGCTTCCATAGCCGTTCATTCATCTTTCGTTCCGCAATCTCCGCTGACACGCCGCAAGCTCGCGCTTCGTTCCACACCACGCGCAAACGGTAATCCAGACGGTCCATGTCCTCGCGTATCTCGGGTTCAAGGGAATCAAAGATGCGGTCGAATTCGTTTGCCATCCATTGTTCTCGCACTTCCCTCTTCACTCCGACCACCCGCGCTTGTCATTCCCCTTTGCTCTTGCCGCAGCCGTTTTCATCCGGTACGACGGAGCTTTGTTCTCCACGATCTGCACCATTTCCATGATGCGGTCGTGGATTCGTTTTGCCGCCAGTTCCTGTTCGGCGGTGTAATCATCTCCGTCCGGCATGAACCGATACATGAGTCCGCGCGGCGAAAAGTTGGTGGTGAATACGACGGGGCGTCGCCAGCTATACCGGCTGTCAATGATGCGGAACATGACTTCAAGCACCCAGTCCGTCACCTTTTCTGCACCGATGTCATCCAGCACCAGAAGCTCGCATCTGCGCAGCGCATCCATGATCTCCCGTTCGCTTTCGTGCGCACCACGCCGGAATGTGCCGCGAATTCTTTCCAGAAGATTAGGAACCTTCTGAAAAACGACCGTGTGCCCGGCTTCTTTCAACTGGTGGCATATCGCTGCGGCAAGGTGAGATTTGCCATTGCCAGGCTGTCCCCATATGAGCAGTCCCAATCCGTCTTCCCGCTCACCGAATGTTTCCGCGAACTCCCGTGCGGCTTCAAGCGCGCTTTCTGTTCCGGGGACTGGTTGAAAAGTATCAAACCGGCAATGGTCAAACCGATCCCCAAGCTCGGACATGGCAAAACGGCGCTCGATTTCGTTTTTGCGATGGCGTTCCTGGGCCTCGACAATCCCACGTTCCCATGCTTCAACTTCGCACCGGCAACGCGGTTGGACAATCCGCTCCCCACCAAAGAGCATGAGGCGTTTCTTCGGCACAACACGCCCGCAATAAGGGCAAACATGCTCGTCAGAGGGAGAAGTCGTCTGGGTTGTAGTCTCCAAAAAGCCGTCGATCATCTCGCCGATACTTTTCATACCGTCCCTCCTTTGCCCGTTTCTTCTCCATCTCCTCTTCCACCCGGCCAACGACCCAACTCTTGATCGCCCGATAATCCGACTTGTACTTCTTCCCCTTCGCGCCTTTGTAATTGTCCAAAACCTCAATGCACCGGCTCGTGAATTCCTCGCCGTATTCGTCCACCAGCTTCTGATACTCCTCCTCCGTCATGGACACGAAGTCGGCATATTTGCGCTTTTTCTCCCCCTTTGCTTTAAGGGGGGGATTATTTATAGGGGGGGATATAATATCTTGTTTAGTTTCGTTTAGTTTAGTTTCTGTTTTATTAAGGTCATTGGATTGGTCAACGGATAGGTCATCAAATAGGTCAACAGATAAGTCAACGGATAGGTCAACGGATTGGTCAACAGATAGGTCAGCCACGTTGACCAATTTGTTGACCAATGAGTTCATTTTGTAGTGACCAGATTTCTTTTTCCCCCCAGCCCTGTAGTCGATCAAGCCTTTGTTTTTAAGCTCCGCTCTTGCGTCATCCAAGCCCTGTTTGGAGAGCTTGGTCAACTGTTGAAGCGTTGAATTGGGCACAGAGAACCATTCCCGCCACCCGGCCAAGTTGTTTATGGACATCAGCGTGTACCATAACGCAACAGCCTTGGTGGACAAATGGTTCATCATCAGCCAATCCCTGAACGCGTTCAACTCGCGGATATAGTTCATGCGAAATCACGTCTTTCTGGCGACGTTTCGATGGTTACTTTTGGTTAGAACGGCAAGTCTTCATCGCTGATGCCGACGGGTTTACCGTCATCCGCGAACGGGTCTTTTTGCGAATTACGATTGTCATTTGTACCGGAAGTTTGTTCATCACGTTTTGCACCGTCCAGAAACCGCACCGTTTCCGCCACAACCTCCACGACTGTGCGCTTTCCCTTTTCGCTTTCCACCGTACGCGTCTGGATGCGGCCTTGGACCGCTGCTTTGCTCCCTTTCCGCAAATGATTGGCGCAGTTTTCCGCCAGATTGCGCCACGTCGAAATGCGGATGAAGTCGGCTTCACGTTCACCCTGCTGGTTCGTGAACGGCCTGTCCACGGCAAGCGTAAAGGTGCAGTTGGCGATTCCGTTGGATGTGTAACGGAGTTCCGGATCAGCGGTAAGGCGACCGATCAGAACGGCGATGTTCAAACTCATTCCCCTGCAACCTCCAGTTCTTGTTGATGGACTTCACGAATGGCGCGTTCGATTTCGTCTTCTTCTTCATGGTCCGATTCAGATTCATTGACTTGAAACGCTTCTGGGGGCATGTCGAAAACATCATGATCGGTTTCCGGTTCTTCTCCGTATTCCAGCTTCGTGTCAACGTCCTGAGAGTAAGCCATGCGCATTTCGACGCTGAGGATTCCCCACTTGGACAACATACTGCGGATGACGGTTTTCAGGGCCATGGCGTCGTAATCGTTCTTCCAACCGAAGTCGCTTTTGGCGAAGCGTTTGCGATGCGCTTCGATCTGATCCTTTGTCCAGTAAACGGTTTTGCGAAACCCGTTGACCAATTCAAAATAACCGGCGTATCCGATGATTGCGTCCGACTTCTTCTTTTCGAAGTCGAGCACCAGTTCTTCCGTCAGCGGGTTCCACTTCACCAGCTCGCCTTCATGGACCGGGATCACGTTCAGCGCCTTGTAAAGCGCCGTCCGAAGCGCAAGCTGGATGTAGCCCTTATAACCGAGTTGGAAAGTGGCCTTGTTTCCATACGGGACAATCCAGGCGTACCCAAGGTTCTTGTCCACCGGCAGGTCAAGCGTCGCCGCGACCATGCAGGCGCCGATCACGCTCATTTGGTCGCACTTCTGGAGGTTCGCGTCCGAGTTGACCAGGTTGATAATACTGGTCATGAACTGCGGCGCACGCTTGCCAAGAACTTCTTCAAACCGCTTCTTGATCGCTGGAGCATTCAAAAGTTGCTTGATACCAGCGATGGCCACGGGCTGCTTTTGTTCTCCGTTCGCTCGGGTGCTAAGAGCTTTGCTCAAATCGCCTTGTTTTGCCATACATCAAACCTCCAATTGCCGGATTCGGAATCGTCTGTACGTGGTGGCCGGAACCGTGTAACCGGCCCGTTCGACCGTCTTCCACTCGACAACCCAGTCTTTGAACCGTCCGATCTCGTACTCACCAAGAAGCATTTGCAGACGATTCTGGGCTTCGTTTTTGCGCTCTCTGGCCTCTTTCTCCGCTTCCAAGGCTTCATGGTATTGCTCAATCCATTTGGCGGTTTCTGAGGGCAAATCAAGCGCTTTCCCGTTGGATTTCGGGTAAAGTGACTTGACGAATTCCGTTGATGTTTCGGAACCGTCCGGATCGGGCGGAATCCTCTTCACAACGTGGTTGTTCCAAAAGTCCGATTCAATCTTGATAAGATTGGCGATGATCTCTTCGTCCCGTTCGATCCGCTTGTAGATGAACCTGTTTCCCCCGATCAGAACCGCAATCCACCAGGCTGAATACCCAGTGACGGCCATGTAGTGATGGCATTGGATCGCGTATTCCCACGGAATGTCGTCGCCTTGCCATTCGTCAGCTTTGTACGCGCCCGCTGTCTTGCATTCAAGCCCTTCATCCTTGCCAACAATGAGCCTATCCACGTGCGCGATCATCCATGGATAGTCCTTGTGGCGAAGCGTTTCGTTTCGCCGGCGAAGCTTCATACCCGTGCGGAGCGAGAATTCTTCCGCAACGAGGTCTTCAAGCTTCTTTCCCCAGTACATGGCCTCGGTTTCTTCTTGCGGTTCAGTCAATCCCAGCTTTTCCATGTACACCTGAAGCGGGGAACGGAATCGGGAAAGCCCAGCCACAGCCGCAGCATCGCTTCCGCCGATTCCGGTTTGGCGGATTTTCAGCCATTCTTCGCGGTCAAGAACCTTGGCCAACGGCGCGCCTCCTTTCCTCAAACTCTTTGCGTTTGGCGTTAAGCATCATGTACCGTTGGTACTGCTCTTTGCTGTCGAACCGCCAGAACGGGCGTCCGTTTTCACCTATCACAACAACGGCTCCAACTTCCGCAGCACGCCATTGGTCGAACGGGTCTTCTGTGAAGGAAAGTGCGGCAAAATATCTGCTCACATCGCATCCTCCCTCGTCCCCGCCCACACACGGCGGATGTCGCTTTTGCGCAGGAAACAGTTTTCGGAATAGTACAAGTCCTTGGTAAGCTGGCACTCAATCACGACGTCCAGTTCGTGGATTGGCATGCCGCAACCGCAGGCGCAGTAGCAGACGAAGCGGTCTGGTACGTCCTGCGGATCGGGCAGCCCGTGCGCGAATCTGTCAAGGGAAAGGCGGTCCATCAGGCGTTCACCCCGGGGATCTTGATATCAAGCGCGGTCAAAGCGTACCTGATACCCACTCTTTCGTCGCGCGGGCTATCGTTGTACATTTTGCGTAACTTGTCCTGCATCTCCGGCGTGATCGTCACCGTGATCGGCTCGGGTTCGATGTCGTATCCATAGCGGAGTGCGTCGATGAGTTTGAGAAATCCACCGTTGTTAAGAGAAAATTCGTAAAGCTCATTCCAGAACCAAACGTCACCCCTATACCCTCGCGGAATGTTCCACGCAATCTTATCGATGTCCCCGCCACACGACCCTTTCGCTTCTTCCAACGCCTCCGCCACACGGCGGGGCAGCTTCACCTTTTCCATTGCAGGATGCCTCCTTTTGCGATAAAATGATGTAAATGGGTTTTGTATGGGCGGCCTTTTACAGACCGCCTTTTTCTATTCCCTTGGTTTCGCAATCGCGTGGAGTCCATAGACCAGTTCCAGCGGCTGTTCCAGTTCGTGCGCCAGTCGGTAGTACTCCCTGCTGTACGTGCAGATCGCGTCGCCTTCGTCGATGACGAAACTGCGTGCGTCAATGCGGATCACGTTACCCATCACGGGCGCTTTCATCCTCGTCGTCCTCCTCGTAATATTCCGGTGTGCATTCCGGGTCTTTGAGAATGTCCAGCGTTTCCTCCAGAGCCGCGATCTGGACCGCTACCGGGATGTGCTGTTCGTTGCGGGCGTAGCGGAGATTTTCTTTCGCACGGTTCAGCAGTTCAAGCGCCCGCTCGATTTGTTCTGCGGCTTTTTGGACGCGGTTCATGCGCTTTCCTCCTTCGCCCCGATGAGCTTGTCCCTGATCTTCCACAGCGTTTCCCTGATGGCGCGGATTTCTTTTGCCGTTTCAAACTCGCCGCAATAATGCGATGTGAGTAGATAGTTCGCCACATGCAGGCTGTCGATGGCTTCGGCGATATGTTTGGCGGCAAGGGTTTTGTGGGGTGTCATGTCAGAACCAACTCCTCTTCCTCGGGATAAAGCGCGTCAAAACACGTTCTGCATATCCCGCTCATGAGAATTTCGCGCTCGTTGGCGGTAAGATACGGCATGGCGTCTTGGATGTATGCGCCTTGTCTCCAGCGCCGGTAATCCGCCGTCTTGACGCGGATTTCGTGCGTAGTGCCGCACATGACGCATGTTTTGATAATGGTGAGCGGGCCGGAAAGTTCTTCACGCAGTTTGCTGCTGTGGAGTGCATCTTCGTTCGGTAGGCGGACGTTGACGGGGATGTTTGTCCAAAGGTAGTCCGGCGAATAGATGCGATCGTACAGGCGGTTCATGGCGGGCCTCCTTTTAAAAGGGAAGTGCAAGTGAGTTTTTGAAGGATGCTTTGTATAAATTTGCAGTTGATGTCGCATCCGAAACCGCTAAGAAATCACTTTTTCCGTAAGCAATTGTTTATGCCCGCATCTGGTGCAGTAATTTGCTTTTTCGTAATATTCAAATCCGCAATTATGGCATTTATAGATTGTTATTTCCGCTTCTTTGGGAGCGGATTTTGTTTTGTCATCCATTTCCGTTTCACCCCTTTCTGTGGGCTTGTCCACCACAAGTGCCCCATCACGGGGCATCGCGCTTCACGAGTTCGACTTTGCGTTTATCCTTGGCCTTTTTAAACTTGATTAGGAGCCTTAACACGTTGATCGCGGCTTCCCGGGAAAGTGGACTGACTTCGATAATTTTCATGAAGGTCACTCCTTTTCTGAAGCCAGAATCGCGGCTTCAATCAGGTTTTTGTTAATCCCCGTATGTGCAGAGAGTTCGGGGATTTTCTCATGCGGAGACGACAGCTTGCCGTAAAGAACCGCGCAAAGGGTTTTGAGGCTTTCGCCGAGTTCGGACAGCATTTGATGATTGCTCATTAGCTCACCCTCTTGTGTTGTTTATACAACATCGTCCAGAAAAAAAATTTCGCGCGGATCTTTGCCGAAGTATTTGGCAATCTTCAGCCCGAGACTTAGCTTTATTTCACCCCCCCTTTCAATGTGCGCGATAGTACCCCGCGAAACACCGAGTTCCTTAGCGAGTTCTTCTTGGCTCAAGTCGAATTCGGGGCTTCGCCTAAGGTACTTGACAATGTTTCTCGGCATTTACTCACTCCTCCTTCTATTTGTGTTGTTTACTTGCCATTATGATAATACACTGGGCGCCATGTGTTGTCAATATAACAATTAGAAGATTTTTCGTGTTGTATGCTTTACAAAATGAATGGTGTGGTATACAATAGGGAAGGTTGTTATTGGAGGAGTTGGGAGGTACTAGGTTGTTATGAGCAGTGATCTGGGAAAGTACCTGGAACAGGTTCGACTAAGCAAGAAGATGTCGCTGCGGGAAGCGGCAAAAAGAAGCGGGCTTTCCTACACATACATCAGAGATATTGAAATCGGATTAAACCGGAAAACAAAAAAAGAGGTTGAACCATCACCAAGCGCGCTTAAAAAACTTGCTGATGCATACGGTATTGATTATTACGAGCTTCTGGAAAAAGCGGGAGTTATCGATGAAAAGGAAATCAAAGAGGCTTCGCGGAAAGTGTCTGAAATGCTCCGGGAGTGCAGCGAAATCTACAGTCACACGGTTCCCGTCGTCGGAACAATATGCGCTGGGAACAACGGAATCATTGCGCAGGAAAACATTGAGGATTACGTTCTATACCCGTATTTCAAAAAGACACAGCCAGACTTCGCACTTCAGGTAAAAGGAGACAGCATGATAAATGCGGATATAAGAGACGGAGACATTGTTTTCTTTCGCTCGGCCCGTTGGGCAGAATACAATGGGCAGATCGTGGCCGTCATTGTGAACGGCGAAGAGGGGACGTTAAAACGCATCTATTGGAGCTCTTCGTCCCCAAAAGTGAAACTGGTTCCCGAGAATGACGAACACGAAACGATAGAAGCATACCCTAATGAAATCATTATTTGCGGTGTTTATTGCGGACATTTCAGACCGGAGAGGAGGAACAGTTAATGCGGGCCGCCATTTACATTCGTGTTTCAACAAAAGAACAGGCCCAGGAAGGTTTCTCCGTTTCCGCTCAAAAGAACCGTAACACCTCTTTTTGCGATTCACAAGGATGGGAAATATATGACTACTACATAGATGATGGTGTATCGGCCAAGGACATGGACCGCGCGGAACTTCAAAGAATGCTTAAGGATGCAAGGCAAAAAAAGTTTGACGTGATTGTGGTTTACAAACTGGACAGACTTACGCGCAGTGTTCTTGATCTCCACAAAATCTTGGCCGAACTCGATCAATATGGCATAAAGTTCAAATCAGTTACCGAAGTTTACGATACCACGACGGCCACCGGAAGGCTTTTTATCACCCTTGTCGCGGCACTTGCCCAATGGGAACGCGAGAACTTGGCCGAAAGGGTCTATTTCGGCATGGAGGAAATGGCCCTCCAAGGAAAAAAGCCCGGAGGTTCTGTTTGCTATGGGTATAAATTAGTTGGTAATGGGCTTATCGTGCCTGACGAATTTCAGTCCCAGGTGGTAAAAACCATTTTTGACATGTACGAAAGGAATCATGGAATCCGGCCCATACAACTGTTTCTAGAAGGGGCCAAGATTCCTCCCCCGCAAAAGCATTGGTCCACGACGACAATCAACTATATCCTCCGAAATCCCTTTTACATCGGGAAAATACGCTGGAACCTCCGAAGGAGAAACAAGGGAAAGACGAATAAAGAAATCATTGTGCCTGGACAACATCAGCCGATCATAAGCGAGACGCAGTTTTATCGGGTTCAAAAAATTTTGGACAAACGTCGTTCTTTTGCGCCTGTAGCCGCAACCTCCGACTTCATGTTTTCCGGCATCCTGAAGTGCGGAAAGTGCGGTTATTCCATGAGCGGTACAAGCCGTAAATATAAGTCCGTTCGTACTAAATATTACGCCTGTGTCAATCGGCAGAAAAACTTCAAGTGCGACATGCCGTATGTTCGAGAAGATGTTCTGGAGCGAGAATTAATCAAGCATATTCAAAAAAGAATCGAACTTTACGAAAATGAAATCGATTCGCAAGAAATAACAGGGGAATTGGAAAACGATACAACGGAGGATAAAATAGCTGAATTGCAGAGACAACTTGAAAGATTGGAAATGCGTAAAAAGAAATTTCAGATCATGTATGCCGACGGGGAAATTTCGCGCGAGGACTACAAAAAGAGGATGGATGAAATTTACTCCTTAGAAGGACAACTTGCGGAACTTTTGAATGAACTAAAAATTCAATCCAATGATGACGAAATAAATGTCTTGGAGGTATTGACCACCTTCCAGGAAATCTACTATACTCTTGACGCAGAAGAAAGGAAGGTGTTATGCCAAGAAACATTTAGGACAATAATTGTTAACACTGAAAATGTTGGTGGTAGGACGGAATTGGCTTTTTCAATTGAGTGCAATTGATGTCTGTCGTGATTTATCTTACACGGAAG